CGCAGCTTGCGGGTCGTGGCCACAACCGGGATGGACTCCACCTTGATGTCGATCTCGGGGATCTTCGGAGCCGGATCGGAGGCGAAGTTCGACTCGAACGTCGGGATGACGAGCGTGTCGCCAGTGCCCGTGCTCAGGGTCGGGTCGATCGGGTAGACGATCTGCATTTCAGCAGCAGCGCCGAGGACGCCCGTGACGACCGTGAGCAGACGGGTGCTCGCGCCGGAAAGAGGCGCGAACGGGTCGGGGGTGAACACGCCGCCCGACAGGGTGCCGAGCTGGTTGAGACGACGCACATTGACGATGCCCGTGCCGCCCTGAACCGTTTCCGTGAGCGGACGCGCGGTGGCATCGCTGTTACACGTAAGGCCCCACTCGCGGATGAGCGTGGAGTCGCCGTTGGTGACGCCAGTCGTCGGAACCAGAGCGAAGTAGAACAGACCGTTGCCAGCCGGCGCACCGGTGCCGACAACCGCGTTCGAGTCGATCAGGTTCGTGATCTGCGGGTCGAACTGCAGGAAGCGACCGTCGGTGCCGGTCGATTCGCAGGAGCCGGCGGCAAGCACACCGGTACGGAACGAGCCAGAACCGATCGTGCCGTCAGTGAGGCTGATGCGCGCCGACGAAGAGTGAACGCGGGTGAAGCCAGAGCCAGCGAGGTCGTACTGACCGCCAACGCCGAGTGAGCCGGAGCGAACGCCCTTACCAGCCGGGTTGTTGTAGATCGACTGGCCAGCCGTGTAGACCGACTTGTTCGCAACAGCAGCGCCGTCGTCCGTGCTCGTCTGATCCTGGTAGGACTCGGTCGAGCCGTACGTGTAGTCGAGGTAGAACAGCAGGCCGGCCGGAAGCGACATCGGCTGGATGGAGACCAGCTCGTTGGCCACGAGGCCGCCGAACACGCGACGAACGATCGGGAACGCCACGTTCGTGAAGCCGCGCAGGTCGCCAGAGGCCGTGCCCGAACCGCCGCCAGCACCGACGGTGCTCGACTCGCGGATGAGCATGTCAGACGCCTGGTTCTCAAGCAGAGTGGCCATGTTCTCGCGGGTGACGCCGTCAAGGCCGCGGAGGAGACCCGTGCGGGCCCACTTTTCGACGAGGCGACGGTTCTGCGAACCGACGTTGCGCTGACGGATGCCTTCCGACAGCTGTTCAAGAGAAAACTTACTCATTTCAGAACTCCTTTGGGTTGGTGTGTTGGTGTTGAGTTACTTGCCTTCGTTGAGACCAGCAAGAGTCGCCCATCTGTCAACCTCGACACCATTGTTTGCCGGCTGGGCCGACGGAGTCGATCTGCTTGACGAGCCAAGGACGCGGACGCGGCTCTCAGAAATAGTCGCCTTCTTGTTAAGAGACTGCGACAGGGAACGGTACAGCAGCTTAGCTTCACGAAGCGTCTTGGCATTATCCATGGCCTCGACGATGGCACGACGCTGCTTGGCCGTGACATTTCTACCTTCGAACAACTTGTTGACGTAGAGCAGCTTGGCGGAGAAGAGGTTCATCTCCTGGAGCTGTTGCTTCAGCTTCCTGTTCTCGCTGGCGGCTTCGGCCAGACGACGAGCGGTTTCGTTGGTGCGGCTTTCCGTGACGCGACGGGCACGACGACGGCGAGCTTCAGCAACAGCCGGAGCAGCTTCACCGATAGCAGCCACGCGGCCGAGCTCATCGGCAAGCACGTTGACGAGGGTCTCTTCATCGACCTCGATCACGTCGCCCATGGCTTCGCCACCACCGAACTGATCGGCTTCCTCAGCAGCATCTTCCGAAAGACGCTCACGACGCAGCTCAGCAAGGGCATTGCGAAGAACGTTCTCGTCAATCTCGAGAATCTCGTCGTCGTCAGCCATGGCCTCTTCGTCGTCAGCAGCCTCTTCACTCTCGTCATCCATGTCGAGGTCGAGAGCAAGCTCATCAGCCGCTTCTTCGTCTTCAGCGCCCTCTTCTTCCACGTCGACCGTGATGTCGAGGTCAGCGAGGTCGAGGTCGCCGAGCATCTCAGCTTCCTCATCGTCTTCAGGCGTGAGGGCCAGAACAGCATCGAGCTCATCAAGCTCTTCCATCTCGTCCATCTCGCCGTAGCCGTGCTTCATTTCCGAAAGTCTCCTTCTCATCTTGTTCTCCAGCTCCTTGTGAGTGATTGTTAGTGTCGTAAACGCCTCTTGGAGGGAGGCAACCATCGAAGGGTCATTGGTAAGTATATTCTCGTCGCTCAACGAGAGCAACGCACCTCTGATCTTGAAAGAGGACGAAGTCGCCGCGCGGGCCTCGCTGAGCTTCTTGGCGCTCTTCATGCGATCCGTCACGATGCCCGCTGCCCTGACGAGACGGCGAGCTCGGTTGCGAGCCTCAAGGAAGGCGGCGCCAGTGATGACCTCATCGCCCTCCTCTTCGTCGTCGCCATCAGCTTCGATCTCGAGGTCGATGTTGACATCGCCATCCGCGTGGACAGAGACAGCAGGAGCAGCTTCTTCAGCCTCGCCTTCGTCATCTTCTTCGTGATCTTCGCCAGCATCATCTGCCATGTCATAAACGACCTCATCTTCGAGGGCCATTTCGACGGGGGCTTCTGGGGCTTCATCAGCGTACTCGAAGCCTTCTTCGTCATCGGAAGAGTCGTCTTCAAGGCTGGCGAGAATGTCGCTGAGCTCGAGCTCTTCTTCATTGAGGAGCTTCGATTCAACCATCTGCTTGATCTTAGGGGCAAGAGCAGAAACGATTCTCTCTTGCGCGAGCTTGGTGGCAGCTTCTTGGAGAAGAACTGCGTCTTTGACAGCGTCATCTAGGATGGACATGCGAACTCCATTCAAGTTTCATCAGCTAAGTATGCTGCTCAGCTGAGATTTTGTCTCAGTATCTCTCTCGTGTACGCCCGGATGGTATCCACAGCATCCTGGTCCGCTCTCTCGTCGTCTTCTATCTCATCCACATCGTGAACGTAGACGGGCGGCCGGGAGCCGGGTATGAATGGCATGCCGCGCGAGTTGCCATCCTTGCTGCCCGTTGGCTGGGATGTTGAGTTGAAAGAGTCTGTCGGGCCGTAGTACCGAAGCGGAGAGCCTGGGTTGGCGTAGACGGCGCCCTGATACATGCGAGGGAACGGCGCCATGGAGTTGCCGACAGGGTGCATGCGATTCGAGTCCTCAGACAGCTTCGTGTTGCCGGCGACATAGTAGAACGGATCGGTGCCCGATGCGGCATAAGGATCCGTCACCTGCACGTCTCCGAGGATGCGAGCCACGACAGCAGCAACGAGCTCGTTGTCCATCTCCTCCTCATCCATGCCCTCATGGTCATCAGTCGGAGGCTCAAAATAGGGGAACTGCCCCTGCGCTGAGCGAGGAGCGTTCCTGCCGGTCTGCTGAACCTGACCGTACCCTAGGCCGGTTCTGGCATCTGGATGGCCGTACTGGGGCCTCTGATCGACCTCAGCAGCCAATAGTCATCAGGGAGTTGCAGCCGAACGGCCGGATGGATTGACGCCCTGTCCGACCTTGGTGCCCGCAAGAGCTTCAGAGGTGGACTTGGGATCGTTGGCGGTGATAGGAGCACCAGAGTACGCAGCACCGTTGGGGGTGGCAACATTGCTGGCTTCCGGAGGCTCAGGCATCGCAGTGGGATTGTCTACATTGCCCTCGCCAGGAGAAGCAACGTTGGGGAAGTACGGAGAGCCAGGAAGACCGCCCGGGCCAGATTCCACCGTGGAAAGAACCGGTGCATCCGTATAGTCCGGAGAGTAACCAGTGATGCCGTAGTAGGATGCAACTGCACCCTGAAGTTCGGCATTGTCCCTCAGAGCAAGCTTCTCATAGTGCTCTCGGAGAGCATCAATGCTGGCAAACTGCTCTTCAGCACGGTTGATTGGGCCCGCAAAAGCTGCGTTAAGAGATTTCGTGCTTCTAGCGCCAGAGCCCTTAGTGCTCTCGGGAACTTGTGGAGGTGCTTCTTGAGGGAATGCCATGGTCTACTCCTTAGGAGATCCTGCGAGAGATGCGACCGATCGCAGCGGCCTTGGCCTCGCGCAGTGTGTTAAGCCTCTTGACGAGGCGAGCCTCTTCGATCTTGAGTGCCTTGACAAAGTCAACGTCCTTGGCAAGCGTGTCAGCCATCTCATCAGCTTCCACTTCCTCAGCCTTGACTTTCTCGGGCTCAGTCACGCCGGTCTCCAGGGTCTCCTGCAGGGATTCAGCATTCGCAAGCTTGGCTTTCTCTTCAGCCACGAGTCGCTTGATGAGCTCAGGCGTGACTTTCATTCTCTTAGACATGTTGGGCTCCAAATTCAAGGGGTCAGTGCTAAGTATGCCGCTGAACAGCTTGCGCTAGTTGTTCGGCTTACCATCCATGAAAGCGAGCTCAGCCCAGTTGGATCCGCCGCCCATCATTGAAGAAATGTCGATGCCAGAACCATCGGAGGCAACAGGCGCGCCTTGACTTGCCGCGCGAGAGGCTGCAGCGGACGCTGCGTGGCTGCTGGGGTTTCGGTCTGCCTGGAGCTGCTCTTGCATCGTGGTCTTGGCTGTGTCAGCGAAGATCTCAGCGAGGACAGGATCTGCTGTCATGGAGTTGACGAAGTTGTTGACCTTGTTGTCGAACTCAGGGTTTTCTGCCGGATCGCTCTCGGCGACTCTCTTGCTTCTTCTGCTGCGAAGCTGCTCCTTGAGATCTGCCCTATGCGAGCTGGCTCTGCGAGGGGCAGTTTTTTTCGCTTCGACAAGCGCTTCTTGACCGATGCCCTCGGCGAGGATCTCGACGAGACACTCCTTGATGATCGCTTTCAGTTCGCTTCTCTTCATTATCCGACTCCGATCGATCCTGACCAGTTGTTGATGATGCCTCCGCCCACCTGGTCGCCGGGGACGGGGGTAAGCTCTGCCGTGACAGCAGCTGTGGAAGCGGAGCCGTCGCTGGACAGCAGGAACACTCGGCCCACACGGACTCGAAACTCCTGTGGATCAGCTGCAGCTAGGACCACGTAGTAGTTGTCCGCCTCCACGCCTTTGACGCCGTTTCTCGAGAATCCAACGCGAACGCCGGTTCCAGAGGTGCAATCGACCCAGAATCTCTGCGTTACTTGCGGGAACACGACCACTTCGGGCTCGCCTGTGTTGGCAGGAGCTCCAATGGATGATGACACGAAAGGGATGCCGCCGACCAGGTAGTTGGAGACATCGTTGTGGTTTGGTTTAGGGTAGCTAAGCGACACTTCATTCTCCGAACTGGAAGTATAGGGTCACATCCGACTTTGTTGCCAGCACGAGACAAGGGTCGGGTGGAAAGAAATCCGTCTTCATTAAGTAGCACGGAGATCCGTTTCTGTTGCCGACGAGAGCAGGATCCGTGTAGACCATCAGGCCGGCGGGCACTTGATCTGTTCGGCAGGTCGACCAGTAGATCTCTTTTCTGGCATCAAGAGTTTTCATATCAGGCTCCTGCTGCGTAGATGGCTGCCATTTCAACAGGGGTGATCACACGATCGACAATCATGACTTCATCGATCTTGCCTTGGAACGCGAAGTTAGCTGGTATCGGAGTGCCACCGAGGCTTGTAGCTGCCTGAGAGCCGACTTGAAGGTTGGCAGTGGAAGCAGTCGTCGTAGATTCAGTGTAGGTGGCATCCGTTGTTGTCGCAACGCCGTTCTTGTAGACGATGATGCCGTTAGTCAGAGATCTGGTGACACCGACGTGGGTCCACTGGTTGCGCTGAGCAATGACTCCGGCAGTCCCCACGTAGTAAGAGGCCGTCGCGCCGTGCTTGGGGCTGAACACGATTCTGCCCGTCTCAGCGAGATCCGGATCTACAGCAGAATCGTGGCCTAGGTACAGAATGAAGCCGAAGTCACCAGCTAGCGTGGCGTTCGTGTTGCAGACGACCGCAGTGACAACTGGAGCTGTTGCTCTATTAGAGCTCGGGTCGCCCGGATAAGCGGTCGGATAGATCCAAACGGATATACTGTAGTCAGAATCGTTGCACCGATCGTAGCTGAACGTGCTGCCGCCCGTTATTGCCGTCGACCAGGTGATCGCCTGATTCAGGCCGTCAAAGTCTCCGCAAGTGTTGTACACGCCAGCGGCATCGAGGCCGAGGCCGTTCTGCGGCGCGCCGTTGATTTCCGTGGGAAGATTCAGGATCTCTGAGGAGCCCACAGCATCATCGATGGAAACGTAAGCACCCACATCAGCCGTATCGATGATGCCACCGTAAGCGCTCGTGTATCTCGCGGGAGGGATCAGCTTGGAAGGTGCTGGAGACAACTCCGCAGAAATAGATGCTTGGCCCGTTGTCGATCCGCTGGACAGCAGATAAACACGGCTAGTATTGACCCTGAACTCCTGAACTGGATTGTCGCTGTTCAGCAGGATGAAGCCGTTGTTGACCACGCCCATCGTGCCATTACGCGTGAACCCTACCCTGACATCCCCGCTCGAGCAGGACACGAAAAGGCGCTGTGTAACCTGCGGAAACGCAACCATCTCAGGCTCACCAGAAACAACGGGCACCCCGATGCTCGATGAGACGTATGGGATGCCGCTGACTCGGTTGTTTGCCGTGTGGTTATAGAAAGGCGTGGGCAGGTTCAGCGACACTCGTTACCACTCCAGGATTTCTGTCACCGCTCGGTGGATCCGGTCAGACTTATCGAAGACCTCGAGAAGACGCTGAGCCTCCTTGCGATCGATGGACTCTCTCATCATGAACGCACCTGGTGTGGACGGCTCAGAGACGTAGTCCCAGCAGATGAGCTGGAAGTCGTCCTGCACCACCTGGTGATCGCCCTCGGTGCGAGTGGAACCCAACCCGCGAGAGGAGATGCCGAGCGTGACGCCAGACTCAACGAGAGACTGCAGGATCTTGCCGGACGGAGTGTCGAGCAGCTCCACGACACCGTAGCAGATGTCGCCGTCCATGTAGGCCTCGCGGATGATGTGCGAGGCGTTCTTCAAGTTGACGACTGAGGAATCTGGGTGATCGCACTCTCCGAGAGCGCGGTTCTCCTTGATGAACTTCTGGTAGTTGCGCACCTCACGCTCGAGGATCTCCCTTGGGTAGACGCGGCCGTTCTGATTGAGAACGTTCGCCTTCTGGAGGATCCCACGCATGACGATCTTGCCGCCATTGTTCTCGCGAGACTCCTTGATGGTGTCAGCGCTGTAGTCGAACGGTTGCCAAGACGTGATCAGCTGCACTGCGTTACTCATTGATCAGCTCCTCCAACAGTTTCTGGATCGTGAGGGCTCGAGCGATGCGGGTTTCGGGTGGCAGGCTGCCGTTGAACTCGAAAGAATCAATCTTGCCTCTTGCCTCAGTCAGCTTCTGCACGAAGTAGTCCGACTGCTTCTTTCCTTCGCTTTCAAGATACTGCTTGATGCCAACAGCGGCTCGCTGCCTCATGGACTCGTACTTTCTCGTGAGAGGCTCTCGCTGAGACTCGGAAGTGGAGACGTGCTCGAACAGCATCTCAAGCTGCGCAGCAGAGAGTCCCTTGTACTTATCGAAGAAGCGCTTCTTTGCCATCTCGAGGACGACCTTGTTGACCTCTGGAATCGCCCTCTTCGACTCGGAATGAGTGGTCTTGCCCTTCATTTCCGTGATCAGCTGATCCTCAAGCTTGTAGCTGTAGGCAGCAGTCGTAGGCTTGCGCCACTCGTTCAAGAGAACTTGGACCGTTGCGAGGGACTTGAAAGCATCGACCTTCTCGCTGAAGATGAAGTCCTTCCCAAAAGACTCATTCAGGCTGTTGATCAATCTCGTCTTCTCTCGGGAGAGCTTGCTGACATCGACGTTGGAAGAGGCCTCTTTGGCCTCTCTCATGATCTTGTCGATGAGAGAGTCGTTGTTGACTCTGATGGTAGAAAGCGCAAGAAACAAGCGAAGCTCCTTGTGCAGTTCGGTTCCCGAGGAAAAGTGTTCCTTGATGATCTCGGAGCACTTGTTTGCCTTCTCAGAGTCTCCTTCGATGATGGACTTGGCCATCACGCGATTGAGCTGCTCGAAGACAAGACCGACGTTTCTCTTCTTGTTGTGTTTGATTTTGTTCATGGCAGCTGGTGGTCTTCCTCTGGATAAGTATGCGCTCAATCGTCATCAATGTCAATGTCAATGTCATCGGGCCCACCGGCCTCTAGAAGCATCTCGATGGAAGCGCTTCCGTTGCTGTCGAAAAGACTCTTGAGGTCGCTGGGAACAACGGGCTTGACAGATATGCCAATGTCAACAGCGGCTTCCTTGAACGCGGACAAGACGAAGTCCTGGTCGTAGGGCTTGTTGGAAGTGTCTTGCTTTCTGGTCTTGGAGCCGACGCTGGCGATGGATGCGAGGTCAGGCATGTGGGACTTGAGAGGGCCACCGACCTTGTTTCTGGATCGGTTGAGCTTGCCGCCGAACGCGTTTCGCATCTCTCCGTTCGCCTTTATCGGGGAGCCGGTTGTGTCGACACTGATTTCGTCATCGTCTTCTTCATCTTCATCCAGCTCGGCAGATGAAGCTCGTGAGTAAGAGCTCTTGGCGATAGGCATGCCGTCTAGCAGGTTGCTGTCTGCCGATGGAGTATCAGCCGCAAAGAGATCTTCGCCACCTTCAAATCCTTCACCGCCACCTTCGGCAGCTTCCTCCACGCCAGCTTGCTCGATCTCGATGTCCTCCATCTTGTCATCGATCCTGCCCTGCTCGATCTTGTCGATCTCGTAGTCGGTCAGGTTCATGACGTTCTTGCGAATCCAGTGGCGATCAACGACGCCTTCAGGCGCCTTGCCAGCGATGTCGAATCGAGTAGAGATGAGCTCGAGCTTCTGCTGCTGGGCGATGGAAGACGGGTTAGAGAGCTGCAGCTCGAAGTTGATGAGATCCTCGCCGTCGAATCCGTGCGAGAACAGGTGGATCATGGCGATCTTGTTCAGCTCAGAGATGACCGTCTGCTGGATGCGCTGGATGGTTCGAGAGAAGCGAATGTCTTCCTGTGCCAGCGTGGCCTTCGCACCGAGGCCCTCATCGTAGCCCAAGTAGGCCTTGGGGATCTTGAGAGCTGCGAACAGCTTCGACTGAATGTACTGCACGTCCTCGATGGCTGCAGCGTTCTGGCCGCCTGCGAGCGTGTCGATCCTTGTGCCTGACTCGCCGCCACGAACGGGGATGAAGTAGTCCTCATCGACAGAGTAGGGGTTGTAGCGCAAGTCGACCTTGCCGTTGGTCTTGTCGACAATCGGCTGACGCTTCAGAGAGTCCTTCGCCTGGTTCATGTAGTCAGACACGTTTTCAGGCGGAATGTTACCGATGTCGATGTAGAACACACGACGTTCGGGCGCGCGGATGACTCGATAGACGAGCATCGCGTCTTCCATGAGGATGAGCTGTCGCCAGATGCGACGAGCAGACTCCAGCACGGAAGTGCCGTATGGCAGGAACGCATCGTTGCCGAGGAGCCTGAAGTGAGCCACCTGCCAGTTCTCGAGATAGGTGTTGCCCTGCGTGATCCACCTGAATCTAGTGGCGCCAGGGTTGTTCGGATCGAAGCCCTCCTCTCTCTCCATCTCAGCAATGGGAATAGGATACGCATTGATGATGCCGAACTCGTCAGACACATCCAAGAACAGGAAGAAGTCGCCGTACTTGCACAGGTTGCGAGTCCACATGGGCAGGTTGAAGCCCGTGTTCAGCGTATCGTAGAACAGAGTCTCGAGGAGCTGCTGGATCTTGCGGTTCTCGGAGTAGACGTGGAGCGAAACGCCCTTCTCATCCTGCGCAACGGTCTCCTCGGCGTAGATGTCCAGGGCGGAAGCGATCTCAGGTGTTGCCTCCATCTCGGCAAAATCGCTGTATCTTGCCATTCGGTCGAACGCGCCGTAGGACGAGAGAACGGAGCTGTAGATGTCCGACCTGGCCCTCTGAAAGATGTCCACAGCTGAGGACGCAGATGGGTTGGTGGAGGTGTAGCCCTTGACTCTTCTTCTGACCGTGGGTCCGCTGCTGAAGAGCCTGGTCAATCTCCTGAATAGCGACTGGTCTGGTTCGCTCATGTCATTTACCTACTAGCCAGCCAAACTGACTGTATGCGTCTTGCTGGCTCATGTTGTTGCCTCTATTGTACGCGTCAGCGCCATTGATAAACCTGGAATCCCTTGCTACCGCGCGCTCGACCCTGCTGTCGGCGGTAGAGTTCCAAGCCGTGGCCACTCGGGAGGCGTCGGGGGCCTTGTTGACCCCAAATCCAGCCAGCATGGCATCGGCAAAGCTCATGCCGGCCTGCTCTTGCTGGTTGCCGGGCTCAAACAACCACGTTCCGATGGCTAGCGCCATGACGAGGTCATCGTTCTTGCCCTTCATGGCCTCAGCCCTAGCGCCGTTGTACACGAAAGTCTTCAGCTCGTCAACTAGACGAGACGAGTATATCCTGAGCCTGTTCTTGCGAAGCACCTCTTCCAACTTGGTCAGGATCTGCTGTCGCGTCTGGCCCTGGGTGGAGAAGCCTATCTTGTGGATCTTCGGGTCGCCACCGTACATCGCCTCGTACTTGTCCTTCGGATCCTTGAAGTAGAGGTTGGTGTAGCCCTTGTCGTGCAGCTTCATGATGACCGCGTAGCCGTACGTGTTGCTCTCAGGGCAGAGCAGAGCCTTGTTGTACCTGTTGCCGACATCGTAGAGCAGCTCGGCGAACTGATCGGGCCTGATCTTGCCCTTGAACTCGGCGACGACCTCGGAAGTCTTGGTGTCAAAGACGTGGAACGTGCTGTAGTCAGCTGCATCGCCTCGAGCGACGTCCGCAGACACGACGTAATCCGTGCCAAGCTGGGGATACTTCCAGATCCAGACGCCAGCACCGGGGCCTGATTTCTCAATCGGCTCCATGACCGCGTTGAAGTACTTGCTGAGCGAATCGGCATCGAGGAAAGTGTTGCCAGAAGAGACGAAGTCGCACATGAGCTCCTGCGCGATCTGCTTCTGGGACATGTTGCGAGTTTCTCTCTCGAACCAGTCTTCGTCTCTTTCAGGATGCAAGTGCCACGGCAGCTTGATGGGGAAGAACTCGTTCTCCCCTAGTTCTGCTCCAGTGTAAAGCTCGTGATACTTGTCGCCGACACCATTGGGAGTAGAGAGAATGATGCCGCGGCCACCAGTTGACAACGTGGAGTACAGAGACGTCCAGATGGTGTCGAAGTTGCGAACAAACGCAGCCTCATCGATGATGGCCAGAGAGAGAGCCTCAGAGCGACCAGCATCATCCGAGGTGGGGATGGCCTGGATCTGACTACCGTTGGAGAACTCGATCTGCTGCTTGTTGTTGTAGGTGATGTCCGGAAGCATGAGCCACGCAGGCAGCTTCCGAATAGCAGCTTTCACTTTCTTGATGAAGTTCTGCGCCACCTTCAACTTGGTGGCAATGACCAAGATGTTCTTGTCCCGGCGGAAGATGGCCATCCACACGGCGTACGAGGACACGAGCGTGGACAAGCCCATCTGCCTGGACTTGAGGACGATGCTGAATCGATTGTCCAAAAAGGCTTTTACGCACTCGTCCTGGAACGGGTACGTATTGAACTTGATGGTGCCCTTGATTGGATGCTGGATATAGACGTACTTGTTGATGAAGTATGCCGGATCCTTGCCGCACCTGAGAATCTCTTGGGCTTGCGCTTTTGTGGACCTGACAGCCAACTCTTAGGACTCTATTCTCAGCACCAAGTAGTGCCTGTAGTACGCAGTGGCCTTCGTGTTCATGGAGTTGTACGACGTCATCTGGACATCGTCGTTTCGGCGAACCTCTTCGGTGCGCAGGGTGCGACCAGTCATCTCCCTGAACTGCTGCTTGACGTTACCGAAGAATCCATCAGTCGCTTCTGCTGCCTCCATCTTGAGAGCGCGAAGCTGTTGGTTCAAGTAGTCCTGCTTGCTCTTGTCGTACGTAAACACAGTGGTGTAAGTGAGCGTCAGCTCGTCGCCGGCCAGCTTGCCGCGCATGGTAGAGACGCCAGAGTTGACCTTGGCTGCAGATGTGCCATAGCCATAATCAATCAGCTGGCCAAGCACTCTCACTGTTTCCTGATCCATCATCGGTTTTGTCCTCTTGAGGTATGTAGATCGAGACGTTCCTCTGCCATAAGTATCTCCTAGCCTCGCGAACAGAGGGCCGCCAGCCTTCGTTCCACTTTTCCTTGTTTAGGTAGTAGATGTATGTCTCACAGAGATCGCAGGCTTGAACGCGCCTGTAGGAATCAGCGGCCAGACTAGTCGATTGCGGTGAGTGGCAGACGGGGCAGAAGAACGGTACCCTGTCTTTATTCGTAAACGACATGCGAATCTAGTCCTCTCCTGTTGACCTCGATGATAGCATCGACAGAGTCCTTCACAGAATCTACGTGCGATATGATGAGGATAAACCGGAAGTGATTCAGCATGCTGCGCATCATCGACATGCACACCTCGACGTTTGAGTCATCTAGAGCCCCGAATCCCTCATCCACAATCATGAAGTCGGGCTTGGGCAAGTGCGTGATGGAGTGCAGTGCGGTGCGCAGAGCAAGCGAGGCGATCATGCGCTCCATGCCAGACGCGCACTCGATCTTGCGTTTGGAATCGCCGTAGTCGATGAAGATCTCTAGCTTCTTGGAGGACTCATCGCTCTCTAGCTCAATCGTGAATCCGCAGTCCTCGAACAGGGCCTCGCCGAGCTTCTGGTTGATGATGGGCAGGTTGGTTGTAACGAGCTTGGCTGGAATGCCGTTCTTGTTGAATGCCTGCATCAGCACTTCGTAGAGAGCATGTTCCTTCTTGATCGAGGTGACCTCATCGGCCAAGTCCTTTGCTTGACGGATCATCTGAGTCTGGGAGCCAATCTTCTCGCTGAGCTTCTGCTCCTTCTGGCGCTGCTCTGACAGCAGATTCGTCAGCTTGATTGCCGGCGATGTTTCGACAGTGCTATCGTCTTCATCGTTGCCGAATCCCCACTTGGACTGCAGCAGTTCAGTGGCCTGCAGGAGCTTAGTCGTTCTCTCCTTCTTGTCAGTGATGGACGATTGCAGGTCATCCAAATCAGAGGTGGCCTTCAGAATGCTCTTTTCGATCTCGAACGACCTGGACATCAGCTTCTTGAGATTCACAGACTCTGCTTCGACTCGATCGATGTCGATTGCCTTCATCGCCTTGCTTGCTGCTCTCATGCTGGCCTTGACGTCTTTGATGGCCTGCTTCTGACTCTCGATCTTGCCTCGATTGGAGTGCGAATCCTTGATGAACCTGCACTTGGGGAACTGGTCGCCGCAGGGCACTTTCTTCAGGATCTCTACCGATCTCTTGAGCTCTGAGTAGACAGACTGCTTGTTCTCGAGGTCTTTCTCGAGCAGAGCGTGGCTCGACAAGAGATCCGTGTGCGCTGCTTGAAGCTGCTCAAGTTCTTCCGCATCAATGCTCTCTATCGCCTGCTGGCACAACAAGTTCTCCTTCTCGAGACGAGCAACTTTCAAGACGGCACCTGATTTGCTCTCTTCCATCATGGCGAGATCGCTCTCTGCCTCTTGGAGTTCCAGAACGAGTCTGTTCCACTTTTGTCGATCTCGGCTTCGATCGATGCCTTCTGTGCCATCCGTTTGCCTAAGCTCATCCAACTGCTTCTCGATGTCATCGATCTGCTTGCGCACGCTGTCTCGCTGAGTCTTCATCTCCTTCAGGGAAGACGCGAGCTCGAACGCGTTGACCTTGGCGAGCTTCGTCTGTGCATCGCTCATCCTGCGTCGGATGCCGGAAGATGAATCTCTGAAGTGAGCGTAGAGGTCGTTGAAGAAGTCCAGCTGGAGGAATCTGGCAAGCAGCTCCTTGCGCTGCGTGGGGCCAGCAGATATGAAGTTGGACATGTCGCCCTGTGTGGAGAACGCAGTCAGGACGAAGTCGTCTGCTGTCCCCACGACAGCCCTGAGCTCCTTGTCGGTATCTCGGCGCTGCTCGCCGTTCATGTCCTCAACAGTGTCGCCGTGCTCGTCAACTGTGGCGAAGTTGAGATGTGTCGCAGCAGACACTTCGCCCTTGCGATTGGTCCTCTTGGTGGTCTGTCTCTCGACTCTGAACTTGTCACCACCATTGAGGAAGTCAACCTTGGCAGAACAGTAGTCCTTTCGAACGTTGACGATGTCGACGTTCTTGTTCAAGCCTCTGTCAGACGTGTTGAACAGCGCGTAGAGCAGTGTTGCTGGAATGCTGGACTTGCCAATGCGATTCTGCCCGAAGACGCCCACGAGGCCATTCAGGCTTCCGAAGTCAATAGAGTTGTCAGGTCCGTATCCGAATGTGTTGTCGAACTCCATCTTGTCGACTGTCCACGTGCCAGCGTTGGTCATCTCTTGACCGACAACGCTATCCTTGGCAGCTTTGATCAACTCGAGCAGCTCGTTCTGCGTGTCCGTGTCGTCCTTGTCAACGTACTGCAGCTCGACAAGCATCTTCAGCAGGCTAGCAGGATCTCTCTTCACCTGCGTGGCCGTGTCTTCAGTGAGCTCAACGGCATCTAGGTGCTTTCTAGGCATCTGCTTGAAGTAGACGTCATGAGCATCGCAGGCCTGCCTGAGGAACTTGGATGCCTCTCTCGTTTCGACCTGCGAGAGAGGATGGTCCGACTTGATGCGAACTCGAGCGCCTTGCAGAAGCTCGTTATCCACTGAAGCAACGGTGGATTCGATGTCACCAAGCCACTCCAGGGTGACATACGGATTGACGGGCTCGAGCGCGTGAAAGTCCTTCCTGAAATCCTGAGCGCTCGTGATGTGCCAAGTCAGGAACCCCTTCTCCCTGGTCTCGCCGAAGTTCTGCTGGATCATGCTGCCTGGATAGGCAACTCGGCCCTCTTCGTCCATGTCTTGCCGCTTGTGGATGTCACCTAGGAACGTGAAATCGAACGGATCGAACAGGGAGACATCGACATCTGAATCAAGAGCCCAATCGTCATCTGTTGTGCAGCCTCGGACGGAGCCGTGAAAGACGGCGACCGAGACGCGATCCTCAGGAGTCTTGTACTTGATGAGCTCAGCCCAACCGTCCTCGTCGAACGGCGAGAAGACGCAGAGGTCGACCTTGCCGTCGGCGATCGGAAAGACGCCAGAGTCCTTGTAGAGCAGGATGTTCGGATCGTCCAGAGCAGAGATGATGGGCGAGATGGTGTCCTGCCTGGACAGATTCGTCAGCAGCCCGTCGTGATTGCCGAGCGTGACGTGAACAGGCGCGATCTCGGCCATCTTCGTGAACCACCAAGAGAGGATCTCGATGAGCTCAGGCGTGATGTTCTGGGTCTTCGAGTGCACTATGTCGCCCGCGATGACGAAGCCATCGGGCTCGATCTGGCGTGCCTTCTCGAAGAACTCTTCCATGATCTGCCGGTACTCCCGATGGCGCTTGTAGCCTCGGAAGTGAATGTCAGCGATGTGGATCAGCTTGGTTGTGCTCATAGAAGTGTACCTGTCTTGATTCTAGAGATCTTGTCGAGGAAGCCGTCTCGCCACGTGTACGGCTTTGCTGCTGCGATGCAATCCAGAAGCTGCTCTCTTGGCAGCGAGCCAGGGTCCGTGCCGTCTGGCAACTCTGCTATCTTCACGTTGACGCCGTATTCCGCCATGGGCTTAGCGATCTTGATCGCCTTGTCTGCAGCATCAGCATCTAGGCAGAGCGTGACGTCGCAGCTTGCAGCAATTATACTCCTGAAGAGCTTGCTGTTTTGGCCAACGTAGCTGCCGAGCAAGCAAGTGCCGTTGACGCCTGCCCTCATGAAGTCGAAGACGCCTTCGAAGATCGTGACTGGCCGGGTGAGATCAACGAATATCTCATCGAACACGATCTCGCTGGGCTTCTTGCCGTGGTTCGTGTATTTGTACTTGACGTCATCGATCTTCCGGCAGACAGCGAACTCGAGCTCACCTTCGGCATCGAAAGACGGGAAGATGGCCTGGCGCTTCCACCTGCTGATCGTTGAAATGCCGATCCTGTGCCTCCACATGTCAGAGACAGTGACGCCTCTGGCTTGCAGATACTTGAGGACAGCCACTTCATCCGGCAGCGCTCGACTGGCCTGCTCCACTTCCGCAGCCAGACGAAAATCAGGTGGTAGCTCAAGCTTCTCCTCTGGTGGTTCTTCGGGCAGGTCGAAGTCATCGTGCAGATAGCTCCTGCCCTCGAACTTCTCGAGGTACTCCGCTCGCATGTTGGGCTTGAAGCGCTTGAGCACGTACGAGACGGTCTTGCCTTTGAGCCCGCACACCCAGCAATGACACATTGTGTCAGCGACCCTCACGACGAACTTGAGCTTGTTCTTCGCGTGGGACGAACACTTGCCGTTAGGGCAAGCGAACGCCACGTTGCGACCGTCAGCATCCAGTTCTGATCTTTTCCCGAAACACTTGCGAAGAAACTTGAGCTTCTCAGTGTCAGTCAGGTTCTGCATTCGGCTATCTTTGAGAGAGGATCCGATCTGCTTCTGCGACTACCCACGCGTCGATGGCGTCGTAGTTCCTAGGGTTGAAGACGAATGTACCTTTCCTGGGTCCGCTTTTCAACTCTTTGTCAGGCAGCTTGATCCCGGTCGTCTTCTCGAAGTGCTCCCTGATCTGCTCCTTCGTTGACACGCCGCACTTCTTCTCCGGCACGACCTTGATGCCACATGCGCTTCGAGCAGTCACAGGCAGGATGAGGTTCGGTTCAACGGAGAACACTTGCCAGGCAATCAGCTGCACCATGCCGTTGAACTGGTTGAGCGTGGAGATGGTCTTGGCGCTGGACATGCCCTTTCTGAACGCCTGCGCGGACTCCTCGATCGCCACCTGGATCGAGCCGTCTAGCTCGCCCTTGAGGTCGATCATTGCTTCCGTCAGCTTTCGCGCCCTGCTGATCATGGTCTTACCGGAAGCGTTGTCTAGCCTCACGTAGCTCTGGTGGAGGATCTCTCCTTCCTCAGAGACTGCGCAGAGGCCAGTGCACGTTGTGGATACGTCGAGGCCTACGTGTATCAATAGTCTATCTTGATCCTGGTGAAGAAGCCGTCGTTAGGTCGCTTCCTGATCGGCTGACTGAACACTGCCTTGCCGATGATGTTCAGGTTCTCATCGTGCAGGTTCACTGCAGTAACATACGAGAATCTGTCACTAGTTTCGTTGGCGTAGTCGTTGGGCTTCAGAAGCCTGTAGGTCGGATTCGAGGAGCTATCCATCTGGCCGGCTGGGCAGGGGATGTTCAGCTCGAGAACGTGAACGGATCTGGTGCCTGACAACTCGAGCTCGAACGATGACTTGCCGAAGCGCGGCAGGTTCGGCGACTTGACCACGAGGATGCCTTCATCATAGAACGCGTTGCCGACATCGTTCCACTCGGCATGCTCAGTCTCAGCGTCAGCCCTGTAGAGGCGTCCGCTGTCATCTCTCAGTGTCACCTTCACCTTGCCGGCGGATCCGGTCATCGACAGGTCGCTCAGGCTGATGGTGTTCTCCTCGATCTTCTCGCCATAGAGCAGGTTCGGCAGGTTGAAGAACGAGGTCTCAACCGAATCGAACTCTTGCAGGAGGAACGGCAGAGCCAACCCGAACGACGCCGCATAGGCGCCAAGATGCACCGTGGTAGGCGTGATGCGGCCAACCTGTGCGATGGACAGGGTGCCATCGATGCCCACGTTGTCTGCGAGCTCTGACCTGCTGTACTCGTCGGTCGTGTCAACGGGCAGAGAGTACGGTGATCCGAGTCCGTTGATCGGCAGCTTGGGGTGGTCAACAACTGTGAGGAAGTTGGCATCGCTCAGTGCCCTCGTGGCAGAGTCGTTGCCGATGATCGTAGGTTCACCGGGTCGGGATCGGTCGAACTCAGACAACCACTTGCTTGTGTCCGCATTCGGGTTGTAGAGATCCTTCTGCTCGTCCCTGTTGACGAGGTTGCGCAGCGTCACTCGGCTGAGATCCAGGTTGCCGAAGTCGCTGACGAACTGAGACATGGGGCTGGCAGAAGACGTGTAGTCCGTGAGTGTCCCTGAAGCGAGCAGGTCGAACTTCGGCCCAAACTTGCCGTTGTCGTTAGGAAGAACGGTCAAATTGCGTCTGCGCACCTCTGGTAGCTCGTAGAGCGCTTCCATCGGATCCTTCCTGGCTCCTCTAGCTTGAGCGGAGCCGGTCAGCGCCCACGGGATGGGATAGAGGCCTCGGACGAACTCTCTCGTGTAGTTCTCGAGGGAGTTGTACTGAACACGGAGACCCATGGACTGGGTCACCTCGAACGGCGTGGCTGTCGATCTGCCCGTTGCCTCATCGTACGGCGTGTAGAGGACCGTGCGAGCAGGCGACTCCTTGACGAAGAACGGTGGCAGGAAGAAGAGCAGGTTGGGCTCGTCTGCCAGCGAATCAATGGAGCCGATGGAAGAGCTGTAGATCTGATCTGACGACCGAGCTTCCTTGAAGACCTTCAGGTCGTGGAACTCAGCGTTGAGCGGGTTCGTCAGAGAGATGTTCGCCGTGTTGATGTTGTTCGTCGTCGACAGGTTAGGCGTGCCGTTGAGAACTTGCCGATCCGCGCTGAAGAAGTAGGTCAAGTCTGAATTGTCAGAAGTCGAGTTCGCGCCGTTGTACTTCGCGCCGACGAAGAGCGTCGTCACTGTGTCGCTGACATCGATGGAGGAGGACGGAACGACGAAGTTGCCCTTCCTCTCGTTGTCGATGAAGAAAGTGCCGCTGCCCTCGTTGACAGTGTTCGTGCCCCATCGGACAGCAACGTGGTGCCAGTGGTTCCTCGTCAGCGAGTTGTCGTCAGAGACGAAGATGAACTCCTGGTCGCCGGTTCTCGTGTTGTTGGCAGCCGTCAGGTCAACGTTGGACGGCGGGACATCCGCGCTCTTGCTGAGCTGCAGCATGATGCGGTACCCGCGAGGCTTGCCGAAGTTATCCAGGCTCGAGCCAGTGACGAGACTCAGAGCATACGTGCTGGACAAGTGCAGGATAGTGCCAGCCTGGAACGTGCCACCGGGCTGATCCGTCGTGTAGCGCGGATTGATGTAGAAGTCGAACGTGAACGGACCGGTCAGGTCGTAGGGGCTGTTCTTCGTGTCTTCCGCGTAGATGAGGCATGCGTTCTCTGGAACGTCAGAGCTCGTGAAGAAGTTCAGAGCGTGGTAGTTCCTGAACGAGTAGTCGTAGTCCCTGAACGTCTTCCGATAGTACGGATACAGCGTCTTCTTGACTGCCGAGAACGCAGCATAGTTGACGTCGTACAGGAACGGTGACTCGAATCGCAGTGCGCTGAAGCTTGCGAACGGAGCAGGAGCCTGAGGCA